GCTCCATCCTGAATGTGATGCCGCCGTGGACGAAATTATTAACGAATCTATATCCGTTGATGAGTTAACTATCATTGAGATTAATCTTGATGGTGTTGATAACCTCTCCGAAGCTCTGAAGAAGTCTATCAAAGAAGAGTTTCAAAATTGCCTCAAACTATTGGATTTTCAAACACATGCTTATGATATTTATCGGCGCTGGTATATTGATGGGCGTCTCTATTATCATGTTCTCATTGATAAAACTAATCCTAGAGATGGAATCCAGGAACTCAGATACATCGACCCAAGAAAAATCCGTAAGATTAGAGAAATAACCAAGCAAAGAAACCCCACACCTAATCCTACAGAACCTATGGCTATCACGAAGACAGTTAATGAATACTATATCTTCAATGATAAGGGGTTCAATTACGGTAATAAAATAGTTGGTCCTTCTACTACTGGTCTTAAGATAGCAAAGGACTCTATTGTTCACGTTGTGTCTGGATTGACTGACAATCAGGGCACAATGGTGCTGTCTTATCTCCACAAGGCTATTAAGGCGCTCAATCAACTTCGCACTCTTGAAGATGCCCTCGTTATCTATCGACTGGCAAGAGCGCCCGAACGCCGTATCTGGTACATTGACGTTGGTAATCTTCCCAAGATGAAGGCGGAACAGTATGTGCGTGACATTATGGTCAAGCACAAGAACCGTCTAATTTATGACGCGTCTTCGGGTGAAATCCGTGATGACCGCAAGTTCATGACCATGTTGGAAGACTATTGGCTTCCACGCCGTGAAGGTGGCAAGGGAACAGAGGTTGACACGCTTCCAGGCGGGCAGACACTGGGTCAAATGGATGACGTGCTGTACTTCCAGAAGAAGTTCCTCAACGCCCTCAACGTGCCTATTTCGCGCCTCAGTTCAGACGCTCTCTTCTCGGTCGGTAGAGCCACGGAAATCACTCGTGACGAATTGAAGTTTGCCAAGTTCGTTGTGCGTCTCCGCTTCCGCTTCTCAGTCCTTTTCAATGAAGTCTTGAAACGTCAGCTTGTCCTCAAGGGCATCATGTCCGTTGAAGACTGGGAGCACCTTGCCTATGACGTGAAGTATGACTATGCACAAGACAACTATTTTACAGAGTTGAAGCGCGCAGAAATCGAACAGAACCGTATGAACCTTGCCCGTTCATTTCAAGACCTTGCAGGTAAGTACTTCCCTCATATTTGGATACGTAAGAACGTGCTCTATCAGACTGATGATGAGATTAGAGACTACGACAAAGAGATTGCAGAAGAAGCGAATAGCGGCGATCCACGTTGGATTAATCCTCTTATCCTTCAGAATGAACAGATGGCTGATATGATGACTCAACAGAAGATGGCTGAGTTCCATCAAGTCAATCAGGAACAGCAGGAACAGCAGATGGCTCAACAAGGTCTTGGTCCAGATGGTCAACCACTGGGTCCAAGTCCTGAGGAACAGGATAAGCAGGGGCAAATCCGTCAAGCGCTTCAGTTTGTTAAGCAGTATAAGGAAAGCCCAAAGGCAAACCATTCATTACAAGACCATTCTAAGTTCAATCAAGCTGTTCAAGTTATTGCCAAGAATAAAGACTACATGAAACAGAATGCAATAACTCCAGATCCAGTGAAAGAACAGGGACCAGTCAAGCGTGATGTTACCAAAACACACTAACTATATAAATACCCTAAACACTTAGGAGTTAGGAATGCCTCATACATTAGAAGATTTAGTCGCTGCATCTGTGGGTCAAAGACCAATGGACTTTGAGCGTAGTTTCAATGCCATCATGATGGATAGAGCGGCGGCTGCTGTTGAAGCGCAGAAAGCTCAGATGGCTAAGGGTATGTTCAATGTGCCTGTAGAAGATGTTGAAGTTGAAGAAGATGTTGAAGAAGTTGAGGAAAGGTTTGGCGGTAAAGGTTCCGACCCTTCACTGAGAAACAACCCACCCCAAGGACAACCCGGTGGTGCTGCTCCAACACCCCCATCAAAGGGAACTGGAAAGAGCGACCTTATGACTTCGTTGAAATCAATTCGTGCCAACAAAACTCCAATTACAAAGATTGGAAGTTAATTATGCCTAGATTGCGTGCTCCTGGTCCCGATAGTGGTTCTACTATTCCAGGCGGTGGTATGGGTACTGGGTTAAGCACTCATGATGCAGCGGATTTATGGATAGGCCCAAACAGTAAAGTGCCTGTTAAGAATATGAAAACTGGTGATCCTATCTATCCTATGCCTCAACGTAAATTTAGTCCTAGTGGTGACTATGACCATGACCCAAGAAATTATCAGAAAGGCAAACCATCAAAAGACCCTGATGCACATGATTCTGGTTTTGATGGTGGTGAGTATGGTGAGAGCGGAAAGAAAAAGAAGAAGTTAAAAGAAGCCGATATTTACACAGGCAAATTAAAGCCAGATACAACAACGGGGGCTGCTGGTATTGCAGGAAAGTATGGTACACAAAGTGGGTTTGGTGATGGAGGTAAAAATTGGAGAACTAATTTTGGGGATGATAAATCAATATATAAAGGTAAGTATAACCCTAATCCAAGCACAGGTATAGATAAGTTTCGTCCTGATAATCCTGGCCCGCCTTCTGGTAAAACTGATAACCCAAATAAATATGAAGTGAATCCTTACCATGACTATGATGATACTGTAGGAGAAAGCGGAAAGAAAAAGAAAAAGATGACAGAGAACATCGAAAAAGCAAGTAAGCTAAGAGAAGTATTTCCGAAAGGACGCAAGCCTACGAAGGGGAAGGATAAGCCTATCTCCATCGGTCAAGAGGGTAAGTTCGGCCATTCTCTTACTAAGAACGACCCAGAAACACTTAAGTTCATTGACAGGCACCCAGTCAAAGACCATGGCGACATTGAAGATACAGGCGCATTTAACGTTGCAACTAGTTATTCATTAGACAATCCCAAGAACTCTCGTCTCAAGGGGCACGGCAAAGATAAGGAAAGAAAAGTGTACGAAAGCAAGGAGGAAGGGGGCGTTTGCCCGAAGTGCCATAAAGCCCCATGCAAATGCGGTGGTGTCGATAAGTCAGAGAAGGAACCGGCTTACCAGAAAGATAAGAAGCTCCTGCTTGGTGGCAAGAAGCTCCGTGAAGACACCTTAGCCAATCGTTTAGCTATGGAAATCCTTGAGTACCGTAAGATAGAACGTCTTGATGAGGCTCAGAACCTTAACCCTTATGCCACTGAGAAAATTGGCGGTGGTGGTATGGGCGGCGGTGGTTTTGCTCCAAAGGCTTCGTCAGCATCAAAAGTGGATACTAGAGCACAAGCCAGATCAGATGCCTTTGCTGCATTTGATAAAAGAAACCCAAGCCAGAATCAATCAATCTGGCAAAGACTAACTGGTCAAAGTCCAACTGCTGACCAAACAATGGCTGCAAATGCTAATAGAGCAGCAGCACATACCGCAGTAAAACAGGCTAAAGATACTATTCCTGAGCCCTATCCTGAAAGTGGTAAGGGTATTGGTAAAGGAATTCATAAGATTGATATGGGCAATCCGAAGTTCCCAAAACTTGCCAAGGGTAAGTTGAAGAACGAAGAAGTCAAGCTCAGCAATCAGCATGATACCCATGATACTGAATTCACGGCTGGAATGGAAGTCCATAAGAAGGGTGAAGGTGAAATTCAAACACACACAAAGCCCGCTGGTCCAACAGCTTCTGGCAAGTCAAAGAAGCTCGACAAGAGAGACACAAAGGGTGACCCAAGGTCTTTTAAGGAAGGGGCTCAGCCTGACCCCCAGACAACTCAGGTTGAAGAAGAAGACAAAATGCACAAGACCATGCATGAGTTCAAGTATGGGAAGCTTCATTCAGGTTCAAAGACTGGACCTACAGTCAAGTCAAGAGCGCAAGCTATCGCTATTGGTCTAAGCCAGAAGCGCAAGGCTCAACATAATGAAGATGCAGCCGAACCATTACTAGGTGAAGGTGGGAAGAAAAGAAAGAAATTGAAAGAAGGTGGTGCGCCCGCAGATACACCAATAGCAATGCCTCCTGGTGACAAGACCCAGAACTTAAAGGCAGATACAGGATTTGCTCTTGAGGGTGGTAGAAGTCCAGGGACAATAAAACGTATGGAACACAATGTAAAACATCGAGCCAAGAGACAAAATCATTTTGGGCAGGTAGATGAGGGAGAAGTATGGCAGGGTTAACTTATAAGCCTTTGGGTGCAGAGCTTTCTATAGCATCTGCAAATACAGTAGCTGGAGCACGTTTGATTAGAGTTCTTAATACTTCTGGTTCTACTCAAGTTCTTACACTTGCTAATACAGGCGGAACATATGCAAATATAACTATAACAAATGGAACAGAAACTGTTATTCAAAAGCTTGCAAATGATACAGTCCAGATGACTGGCGGCTTGAGTGTTCCAATTGCATATCTATACTAGGAGACAATAACATGCCAATGGTAACTTACAAACCTTTACATCCCGAAGCAAATCTTGGTGCTGCTAACAGTAATAACTTTGCATTTTCATCTAATGTGTCAGGCGCTCCTTTGGCTCGTGTTATTAATACAGGTGCTACTAGTGTTCTTCATTTTTATTTTGCTAATGGAGTAGAGTACGCTAATTTAACCATCTTTGCTAATAATGAAGTTATTGTAAAGAAAAATCAACCAGATAAACTCCAAGGTAATAACATGTTGGCGACAGATGTTGCTTACTTGTATTAAGAAAGTATATAAGAATGCGTCTCATTTTCGAAGCAGTAGAACATCCAGAATTTATTCAAGAAGCGAAAGAAAACGGTCAGAAAGACTGGTTCATAGTTGGTAAGTATATCATTGGTGAACAGAAGAATAAGAACGGGCGTCTCTATCCTATTGATGTTCTTGAAGGTTCTGTTGAAAAGTATATCACCGAATTTGTAAGACCCGGCAGAGCCTATGGCGAGCTTGGTCATCCCTCTGGTCCAACAGTTAATCTTGACAGAGCTTCGCACCGTATCCTTAACCTCAAACAGAATGGAAATGTATTTGAAGGTAAGTCAATCCTTGCCAATACAACGAATGGTAACATCGCCAAAGGACTCCTTGAATGTGGTGGTTCATTGGGTGTGTCCACGCGCGGCATGGGTTCACTCCAAGAAAAGAATGGAGCCATGGAAGTTCAAAAGGATTTCCGTCTTTCGTCTGTTGATATTGTTTCAGATCCCTCTGGTCCTGGTTGTTTCGTGAATGGGATTATGGAGGGAGTTGAATACTTCTATGACCCAGTTAGAGGCACCTGGAAGGAAGAAAAAGTAGAAGACTTAGTAAACAAGGCAAAGAAGCTAAGTAAAGAAGAACGCGAAGTCAAAGCGCTTGCTTTGTTTGAAGAATATTTCACACTGTTAGTCAACAGTTAAAAGTTAAACAACTATAAATAGTTGAAGAAAATTAAGAAAGGGAGACCTCTTTAGATGACTGCTGAACAGGAAATGGAAAACAATCTTGACGAGAATGAAGTAGCTCGTGAAGGGGCACCTAAGACTCTGGCTTCGTTCCGTCAACACCTAACTGAAAAACGCCGTGAAGAAGATGAAGATACCGAAATTACTATCAAGCATACAGAAGGTAAGGGCGACAAAAAAAAGGACGATGGTGACGAAGACGATGATGATAAGAAGTCTTCGTTCAAGAAGAAAGATAAGAAGCCGTTCGACAAGGGTGACGATGACGATGACGGAGACGGCGATGAAGGTAAAAAGAAGTTTAAGCCATTTTCTCCAAAGAACGAAAGTCGCCGTGAAGAAGAAGATGAATGTGTAGGCGACAAGAAAAAGAAGAAGAAAATGGAAGAAGAAACACAGGCTGCTGCAAGTTTACATCCGAAAGGCGTTAAGGGAGAACCGCTTGATACTTCTCGTCTAGAGAAGATGAAGCACATGGTAACTCATATGTCAGGTCTGGACAAGACTGACTTTACGGAATGGTTCAAAAAGTCACTTGACCGCTGGGGACCAAATAAGGACCAGGGCGTACCTGACAATTCAAAGAAGAATACAGCATCTATCGACTCTAAGTTTGGTCCAGGTCCAAAAACAAAGATGCCTATGCCAAAGCTTAATGTGAGAGAAGATCTCAATGAAGTTCTTGGCGGTACAGAACTCACAGAAGAAGCCATTGAAAAGGTAGCAACGCTCTTTGAAGCGGCTGTTCATATTCGTCAGGTGCTTGAAACAGAACGCCTGGAAGAAGAATATGTCGAAGCTCTTGGAGAAGAAATTGCTCACTTTACCTCTGTAATGACAGAGAAGCTTGATAATTACCTAGATTATGTTGTGGAAAATTGGATGGCAGAAAATCAGATTGCAGTTGAATCTGCACTTCGTACTGAAATTACAACTGACTTTATTGATGGCATCAAGGAAGTATTCGCTGAACACTATATTGATGTTCCAGAAACTAAGATTAATGTGATGGAAGCAATGGCTGAAAAGATTGATGCTCTTGAAGGTCGTCTTGAAACTATCGTTTCTGAAAATGCACTACTCAAGGATGCCCTTATTGGTGGCGCTAAGCAAGAAGTTGTTGAACACGTAGGTAAGGAACTTACCCAGTCTCAGATGGAAAAGTTTGCAACGCTTGCAGAAGGTATTGAATTTGATGGTGATTTTGATGTTTATGCAAACAAGCTCGCTATCGTAAAAGAACAATACTTTAACAGTCAGAATACTAAGAGAGTCACATCTTCAAATATCCTAGAAGAAAGCTTCGAAGGTGAAGAAGAAGGCAAGACTAATCAGTATGTTGACCCAGCAGTGAATCGTTATGCTGCTGCTATCTCTGCAACTGTAAAGAAGGCAGCGCAGGGTTAAAAGTAAGTAGGATATAAATAAACAAAAACAAGAGACTGAAGAAAGGACTCTAAGTAAATGTATTTGGCAGAGGAACTACAAAAGAAATGGGAGCCGGTACTGGACCATGCGGCACTTGGCGCAATCAGTGACCCTCACCGCCGTTCAGTTACAGCGATTATGCTTGAAAATACCGAACGTGCCATGAGAGAGTCCGCACATCATGGTCAATATCAGACATTGATGACAGAAGGACCACTTGAAGCAACACCTGCAAACTTCATGGGCGGTTCATCTTCAACAGCCGCTTCTGGTGGTATTGATACATTCGACCCCGTATTGATTTCACTTGTTCGCCGTGCAATGCCTAACCTTATTGCTTACGATATCTGTGGTGTTCAGCCTATGACTGGTCCTACAGGTCTTATCTTTGCGATGAGAAGCAAGTACAACATCCAGTCTAATAGCACTGGTGGTTATGCATCAGGTGGTACTCAGGATAACGAAACATTCTACAACGAAGTGAACTCAATGTTCTCTGGTGCTGGTGTTAATACCACATCATCGAACACAATTGGTGACAAGTTCGTTGGTACAATTCCTGGTGCTACAAATACCTCACCTTTGACAGCGGTCAACACATATAACTATGGTGCTGGTATGCTTATGGGTGCTGGTGAATCTCTTGGTTCAACAGGTTATCAGTATGGTAACTCTTCAGGTGGTGTATCGGTTAATGGAACTGTTAACGCCACATTTGCAAATGCCGACTTCCCACAGATGGCGTTCAGCATTGAAAAGGTCACAGTTACAGCTAACACACGTGCCCTCAAGGCTGAATACACAATGGAACTCGCACAGGACTTGAAGGCTATTCATGGTCTTGATGCTGAAACAGAATTGGCAAACATTCTTTCTGCTGAAATTCTAGCAGAAATCAACCGTGAAATCATCCGTACTATCAACATCACTGCCGTCCAGGGTTGTGCTTTGAACACAACTACACAGGGCGTCTTTGACCTTGACACTGACTCCAACGGTCGTTGGTCAGTTGAAAAGTTCAAGGGTATGATGTACCAGCTTGAAAGAGAAGCGAATCAGATTGCGAAAGATACAAGACGTGGTAAGGGCAATGTAGTGCTCTGTACCTCAGACATTGCATCCGCTCTCAATATGGCAGGTATTCTAGACTATACTCCAGCACTAAACAGCAATAAACTTCAAGTAGATGACACAGGCAATACTTTCGCTGGTGTGTTGAACGGAAGATTTAAAGTGTATATCGACCCTTATGGTATCGGCGGTAACTACTGGGTTGCTGGGTATAAGGGAACTTCTGCTTTCGACGCTGGACTTTTTTACTGTCCTTACGTCCCTCTACAAATGGTAAGAGCTGTAGACCAACAGTCATTCCAGCCTAAGATAGCATTCAAGACACGTTATGGTGTTGTTGCTAACCCATTTGCTCAGGGTCTTGTTAAGGGTGTTGGAGGTCTAACGCTTTCTACAAATCTATACTACAGACGTACTATTGTCAACAACCTTATGTAATCGGTTTTACCTGCAATTCCCAACACATTAACCTAAGCCGCCTTCGGGCGGCTTTTTTTGCTTGACCGTGACCCTCTCCTGTGCTAGACTAAAAGAGCTAATGAAGGAAAGGGATGAAGATGATAGGATGGCTTAGAAGTAAGGAAAGAGATAGTCAAAGATCAAAGCTCTATAAAGCAGAAGGAGTGTTAATTCCTGTTACTGAACGGCTTTCATCAATTGAACACATAGAAAAGTATGTAAAATATATCTGGTCCCTCAAGAGGGTTCAAACCGCTTTCCCCAAAGCTATGCGTTGGAATACACCACGAGTGAATGATGGTCGGGGGCGAGGGAGCGCAGCAGCGGACACTCATGCAATCTATCTTCCAAAATACTTTCGAGATACTGCTACTGTCCTTCACGAACTGGCACATGTTATAACTCGTAGGGAATACGGGACAAAAATTGCTGGGCATGGCTGGCAGTACTGTGGCGTTTATCTTCAGCTTGTTCTCTATGTTTTTGGGCGTGGAGCCCATGATATCCTCAAGGCCAGTATGAAAACGCACCGTGTGCGGTTCTCTGAGCCCATCAAGCGAGTGATAACAGAGGAAAGGCGTGAACAGTTGAGAGTTATCCTGG